CGGGCGGTTGCCGAAGAGGCAGCACGGCAGCGGGCGGCGGCCGAGAAGAAGCTGGCCGAGCTGTCGGTTCTGAAAGTCGAGCTCGACCGGATCCGAGTGGCGGTGGGACCGCGGGCGTTGCGCAAGGCCGGGGTCGCGGCATGACGGCGGCGGCCCGGATCAGGGTGCCGCCCGCGCCCCGGACCCGCCGGGCGATGCCGGTTCGGGAGGCTTTGGAATGGGCTTTCGGCACCGAATGCGCGCGGCTCGACCACGACGAGATCGAGGCGGTCGGCGGCACCGGCTGGCGCCCCTTCGGCATGGAATACGTGGCCCTCGAACGCGCCCAGCTGGGCACCCGGGTCGACACGAGCCGCGGCCGGTCCCGCCCGCATGACGATGCCGAGATGATCGCGACCGTGGTCCGGAACGTCCTGCCCTGGTACGCCGCGACCCTCGTCGCCGATCTCGCCCGCGCGGGCCGCACGCCGGACTGGATGCCCGATGCCCGCCCGCATTGCGTTCCGGTCAAGTGGCGGCCGAGCCCGGCAGGGCCGCGCGCGGCGCAGGACTTCGGCGACACTTGGCGATACCGGGCCGGGCGCGGCCGGAACGGCAACAAGCTGGTAGAGTTGCGCGCGCCGTGCTGCCCGGTGACCTACTATCCGACCGCCGGTCAGATCGCATCCGCTCGGCGTGCCTGGCTCGACTGGTACGGTTACCTTCTGGAGGTGCGGTGTGCGCTCGAAGCTGCCGGACTGCGCAGTCTCCGCCTGACCGACGACATGCCGCCGATGACCCCGTGGAAAAATTCTTCTTGACTATTTAGGCATCCATGATTGACAAATGGTCAGCACCCAAGCTGTGCCCGGAGCGGACCCCCCCGCTGCGGGCGCTTTGCGTTCCGGGAGGCCTCATCCATGACGATCCGCAAGCTCTGCGCGGCCGCTGGCTGCGACGACCTCGCTGTGCCTGGCGCCGCGCTCTGCGAGTTGCACGAGGCCGAACGGATCGACCGGAACCGCGCGCGGCGGGCGAAGGTGAAGACGGCCGAGGAGATCCGGCGCCGCTCGAAGCTCTATGCCAGTCCCGCCTGGAAGACCGCGCGCGCTGCCTTCCTCGAGGCCAACCCGCTCTGCGTCGATTGCGCGGGGCTCGGGCTGGTGACCCCGGCCACCGAGGTGGATCACATCGCGCGGCACGAGGGCGACCGCGCCCGGTTCTGGGACCGTTCGAACTGGCAGGCGCTCTGCAAGAGCTGCCACAGCCGCAAGACCGCCCGCGAGGTGCTGGGGCGCAACTGACACCGGGGGGTGTCCAAAAATCGACGGCCCCCCTCGGGAACCGCGCATGGGAGCTTTCCTGTTGCGCGGGCCGAATTGGCAAAAAAAGCCCACGATTATAAGCCCCCGAGACAAAAACGGAGGGAGGTCCGATGCGCGGTCAGAAGCCGAAGCTCGACAATGTCGTGCCGATGAAGGCCGACCAGACGGCGCCCGTGCCCGAGGCGCCCGACTGGATGAGCGCCGAGGGGCGGGACGCCTGGGACCGACTCGCGCCGGTGTTGGCGGGCAAGCGGCGGCTCGACCCGGCCTTTCACGACCCCTTCGCCGTCTATTGCGAGGCGGTGGCCGATGTCATCCGCTTCACCGGTGATATCGCGGCCTTCGGCAGCTGGTACGAGGTCGAGACCCGGAACGGGCGGCAGCAGAAGAAGCGCGCGGTCTGGGGCCAGCGCCAGGACGCGATTGCCACCATGAACCAGCTCGCTGCGCGCTTCGGGATGACGCCGGTCGACGAGGCGCGGATGAGCGCGGGCGGGCAAGGCGATCTCTTCGGCGAGATCCTGAGGACACTCGATGGACCCGATTGACCACCCGGTCTCGCGCTATGCGCTCGATGTGATCGAGGGCCGCGAGATCGCGGGCACGCTGGTGCGGCTCGCTTGCGAACGCCACCTGATGGATCTGGAGACCGGCCGCGACCGCGGGCTCCGGTTCGACTGCAAGGCGGCCTCGCGCGTCCTGAACTTCGCGCGGCTGATCAAGCACACGACGGGTCCGGCGGCGGGCCGCCCGCTGGCGCTGACGCCCTGGCAGGTCTTCCGGCATGGCTCGGTCTTCGGCTGGAAGCAGGAGGACGGGCTGAGGCGGTTCCGCACCACCTATCACCAGGTCGCGAAGAAGAACGGCAAGACCACCGACACCGCGGTGCCGATGCTCTTCACCCAGCTCTTCGATGGCGAGGCAGCCCCCCAGGGCTTCTGCACCGCGACGACGCGCGATCAGGCGGGGCTTCTGTTCCGCGAGCTGCGGCGGATGATCAAGGCCGCGCCCGCGCTTTCGGCCTTCATGGACACCGACAACAAGCACCTGATCTCGACCGCGATCACCAATGGCACGATCCGGACGCTGAGCCGCGACGGCAACTCGGCCGATGGCATCAACCCCAGCTTCGTCGCCCGCGACGAGGTGCACCGCTGGACCGACCGCGAACTGGCCGAGGTGGTGGTCAATTCGATGATCGCCCGCGCCCAGCCCATCGATTGGGCGATCACCACGGCAGGCGCCGACATGGCCTCGATCTGCGGCGAGCTGAGGGAATACTCCGCGACCGTCCTGCGGGGCGATGTCGAGGATGACAGCTTCTTTGCCTATGTCGCCGAGCCGCCTGGCGATTGCGACGTGGGCGATCCGGTGGCCTGGAAGATGGCCAATCCCAATCTGGGCATCGCCTTCAGCGAGGAGCGCTTTGCCGAGCTTTACCGCGAGGCCACGGTGATCTCGGGCAAGATGCCGAACTTCCGGCGGCTGCACATGAACCTCTGGACCGAGGGCGCGCAGTCCTGGATCGAGCGCGAGATCTGGGACAGGGGCGCCGAGCCCTTCGCGCCCGAGGCGCTTTACGGGCGCCCGGCCTGGGTCGGGCTCGATCTGTCGAAGACCACCGACCTGACCTCGATCTGCATCGCGATCCCGAAGGACGGGCAGGTCTACCTGATCAGCTATTCCTTCCTGCCCTCGGGGCCGAAGGGCTTCATCGCCCGGGCGCAGAGCGAGAAGCGGGACTATGTCGCCTGGCGCGATCAGGGCTGGCTGGAGGTGCATGGCGGCGGCGTGATCGACGAGGACCAGGTGATCGAGCGGCTGGAATGGATCCGGGCGCGCTTCGATCTGCGCGAGCTGTCCTATGACCGCTGGGGCATGAAGTATGTGGCGAAGGAGCTGGTCAAGCGGCGCTTTCCGCTGGTCGAGCATGGCCAGGGCTATGCCTCGATGTCCTCGCCGATGAAGCGCTTCGAGCGCGCGGTGGCGCAGGGGCGGCTGCGGCATGGCGGCAATCCGGTGCTGGCCTGGGCGGTGGGCAATGTCCATCGCGACGAGGATGCGGCCGAGAACATCAAGCCCAACAAGGCGCGCTCGAAGGGGCGGATCGATCCGGCGGTGGCCGCGATCATGGCGCTCGGCCGCGCCGAGGCGGAGGCGGGCAAACGCAAGGCACGGGACGTGGCAACGGTATGATCGGACTTCCTTTCCTCACGCGCGGCCGGAAAGCAGAGGCCCCCCGGCCCGAACCCCGGCCCGAACCCCGGCGCGAACCGCCGGTCACGGCCAGCATGGCTGCGGCCGGACCTGTGGAGCCCTCGGGCACACGCGCCCCGTCGCCGTGGTTCGGCGATCACTGGGCGGGCACGCAATCCCGCGTGCGCTCGCTGCCGGTGGTGACGCCGCTGGCGGCACAGCGTCATGCCACGGTCTTCGCCTGCTGCAACGTGATCGCGGGCGATCTCGCCAAGGTGCCGCTGCGGCTCTACCAGCGGATGGGGCCGAGCCGGGCCGAGCCGGTGGTCGAGCATGCCGCGACCTATCTGCTGAACACCGAATCCGCCCCGGGCGTGGCGGCCCGTCTCGCGCGTTTTGCGCTGGTCTATGCCTTCGCGCTGCGCGGCCGGGGCTATGCCTATGCGCCCCGCGACGGCGCGGGCGAGCTGACGCTTCTGGATGTGATCCGCCCCGATCTCTGCGCCGAGCTTCGCGACGGCCGGGCGCGCTTCTATGCCTTCGAGGACGGGGCCGGGATCCAGCGCCGGGCGCCGTCCCGCGCGATGGTGCATCTGCGCTACATGGCCGAGGACGGCTGGACCGGGCGCAGCCCCTTGCAGGTCGCGGCCGAGTCGGTCGGCCTCGCGCTGGCCGGTCAGGAGGCCGCGGCGCGGGCGGCTTCGGGCGTGCAGATGCGCGCGGTCCTGAAGATGGAGGATGTCTACGAGGACGATGAGGCCTGGCACCGCAATGCCCGCCGCGTGCGCAACGCGCTGACCGATCCCGAGGCCAACGGGATCCCGATCATCGGCGCCACCGAGGACATCAAGTCGCTGGATCTCTCGGCCGCCGATCAGCAGCTCCTGGAAAGCCGCAAGTTCGACCGCGAGCAGATCGCGGCGATCTACCGGGTGCCGCCCTCGAAGCTGCAGATGCTGGAACACGGGGTGAAGGCCAACGGCCAGCAGCAGGCCATCGATTACAAGACCGACTGCCTGTTGCATTGGGGCGGCTTCGTCGAGGCGCAGCTGGCGCTCGGCGTGCTGACCGAGGCCGAACGGCGGGCCGGGCTCTTCTTCCGGCACGATTACGACGCGCTGATGCAGGCGACGACGAAAGAACGCTACGACGCACTGAAGGCGGCGGTGGGCGGCCCGTTCCTGACCGCCAACGAGGCCCGCGCCGAGGATGGCCGCGCCCCGGTCGAGGACGGCGACCGCCTCAACCCCGCCCCCAACATGACCCGCGACGAGGATGCCGGGGCCGAGACGACAGAAGGGAAAGACTGATGGAGATGACGATTGCCAGCCTTCTGGGCGCCGCCCCCCTGGCGCTGGATCACGACTTCGGGGCGGGGCTCCTGGGGCTGCCTTTGCCCGCCGCGCCTGCCGCCGGGCCAGCGCTTTCCGGGCCGGTCGAGGTGGCCCGCGGCGAGCGCTTCGCGGTCGCGCGCGGCGTGGCGGTGATGCCGGTGCGGGGCGTGCTGACGCCCAATGCCGAGATCCTCGAACGCTACCTCGGCTGGGCGACCTTTGCGGGGATCGAGGCCTCCTGCGGGGCGCTGGCCGCCCAGGAGGACGTGGCGGCGGTGGTGATCGAGTTCGACACGCCGGGCGGGCTGGTCCTGGGCGGCGCGGCTGCGGCGGGGGCCATCGCGGCGCTGGCGGCGGTCAAGCCCGTCCATGCCCTGGTCAATCCGCTGGCGGCCTCGATGGGGTATCACCTGGCGAGCCAGTGTTCGGAGATCGCGATGACGCCGGGCAGCCTCGCGGGCTCCATCGGCATCATGCGCCAGGCGGGCTGGCCGGTCGGCCCGGACAGGGCGGGCCAGCAATGGCAGATCTTCACCTCGACCCATGCCCGCGCCAAGCTGCCGAACCCCGAGACCGAGGCGGGCCGGGCCGAGATCCGGCGCGATCTCGATGCCCATGAGGCGGCCTTCCATGCCGATGTCGCCCGGGGCCGGGGCATCGCCCCCGGGGATCTGGCCGCGCGGCTGTCCGTGACCGACGACCCGACCGATGGCGGGGCGACCTTCGGGCCGGAGGCGGCCATCGCCCGCGGCCTTGCCGACCGCGCCGAGACCCGCCTGGCCTTCTATGACCGGATCTTTGCGGCCCATGCGCCCAGGCCCGCCGCCCGGCGGAGCTCGGGCCGGGGCCACCTGGCGCAAGCCGCCGCCGCGCAGGCCCGCGCCACGCTCTGAACTTCCCGAGAGCGGGAACTTGCCGCCCCGTCCGGATCGCTCCGGGCGGGGCTTTTGCTTTTGCCAACCAGGAGACCGACATGCCCAAACCCCGTGACCTGAACGATCTGCGCCGCGAGCGCCGCGCGGCGGCCGCGCAGATGCAGGAGCGCGCCGATGCGCTGGCCGCGCTCGAAGGGGCGGAAACGCCCGATACCGAGGCCATCGCCGCGGCCGAGACCGCCTTTGCCGAGGCCCAGGCGGGCTTCGAGACGCTGAACGCCCAGGTCGGCCGGGCCGAGGCCACGGACGCCGCCCGCGCCGCCGCCGCAACCGGGGGCGACGATCCCGCGCCCGCCCAAACCCCCGCGCCGCAGGCCGCCACGCCGCGCAATCCCGCGCATCGGGGCGTCGAGGTGGGCTTCATGCTGCATGCGCTGGCGGCCAGCCGGGGCGACCGCGAGCGCGCGGTGGCGCGCCTTGAGACCGACGGCCATTCCGGCGTTGCCGCGATCATGTCGGGCGCCTCGGAAGCCGCGGGCGGCATCACCATTCCCGCCGCGCAATCCGAGGAACTGATCGCGCTCCTGCGCCCGCGCGTCACCGTCCGGGCCTCGGGCGCGCGCACCGTGCCGATGCCGGCCGGTGAGCTGCGCACCGCGCGCCAGAGCGCGGGCGCGACCGCGGGCTATGGCGCCGAGACCTCGGCCATCGCGGAAAGCGAGATGAGCTTCGATGCGGTCGACAAGTCCTTCAAGCTCCTGCGCGCGCTGGTGCCGCTCTCGAACAGCCTCTTGCGGCATTCCTCGGTCGCCATGGCCCAGCATGCCCGGGATGACCTGCTGAAGGCGATGGCGCTGCGCGAGGATCTGGCCTTCCTGCGCGGCGACGGCGCGAATGACACGCCGAAGGGGCTGCGCAACTGGGCGCTGGCCGACAACTGGCGCGAGGGCATCGCGGGCACGGCCGCGGCGGCCGAGGCGGCGGTTCGCTGGGCGGTCTCGACGGTCGAGGACGCCAATGTCGGCATGGTGCAACCTGGCTGGATCATGCGCGCCTCGGCCAAGAACTGGCTCGCGAGCCTGCGCGATGATCGCGGCACCCCGGTCTTCCCCTCGATCGATGCCAGCGGGACGCTGAAGGGCTATCCGATCCGCACCACTTCGCAGGTGCCCGACAATCTGGGCGCGGAGGGCGACGGCACCGAGATCACCTTCGCCGATTTCGACGAGGTGGTGATCGGGGACGCGATGCAGATCGCCATCGCCGCCTCGACCGAGGCCGCTTTCGTCGATGCCAATGGCGAGACGATCTCGGCCTTCCAGCGCGATCTGACGCTGATGCGCGCGGTCTCCGAACACGATCTCGCACCCAGCCATGACGAGGCCATCGCGGGCTTCACCGCGACCGGCTGGTCGCTCTGAGCCCCGCCACCGTTCCCCAATTCCGAGAGGTATCCGACATGACGAAGGTCATTCTGAAGTTCCGCCGCGCCCATGGGCGCTACAACCGCGGCGAGGTGGCGGGGTTTGCGCCCGCGCTGGCCGCGAAGCTGACCCGGGGCGAGGACCCGGTGGCGACGGTCTTCGACCGGGCGGCCGAGGCCCGGCTTGCCGCCGCGCCCGTCGATCCGGCCGAACTGGCGGCCCGCGCCGCCGATCTGGCCGCCCGCGAGACGGCGCTTGCGACGCGCGAGGCGGCCCTGGCCCAGGCCGAGGCGAAGGCCGAGACCGGCGCGCCGCCGAAACAGGGCAAGGCCGCCGGGAAAGAGACCGCCAAGGATCCGGCCAAGGACGCGGCGACGGCATGATCCTGGAAGAGACCCCGCCGCCGGGTGTCAGTGTCGAGGCGTATAAACGCGCCTCGCATTGGGAGGGCGATGCGGACGATGCCCGGATCGGGGCCTGTCTGGCGGCGGCGCAATCGGCGGTCGAGACCGCCACGCGCCGTCCGCTGACGCCCCGCCGGGTGCGCTTCGAGACCGCCGCCGGACAGGGCCGCCGCTGGTGGGTGCCGGTCGCCCCGGTGCGCGCGCTGCTGGGCGTGAGCTGGTCGGGCGGCGAGCTGAGCGCGGAGGCCGCCCGGCTCCTCTTTCCCGACAGCGAGCCGCAGATCCTCCTTGCCCCGGGGGCGCTGGCGCGGGTGCCGGACGGCGCGCCGCTCCGGATCGCCCTCGAGGTCGGTCCCGACATCGTGCCGCCGACGCTGGCCCAGGCGGTGATCCTGATCGCGCGGGACTGGCTCGATGCGGGGATCGCCATCGAGACGGTGGAAAGCCCGCGCATCGCCTTCGGGGCGCGCTCCCTGATCCGGCAGATGCGCTATCGGCGCCCCGGCATCTGGTGCCGCCGATGAGCCTGTGTCTCGACCGCCGCGTCACCTTCGAGCGCCAGGGGCAGGGGCGCAATGCGCTGAACGAACCCACGGGCGCCTGGGCGGAGATCGCCACGCTCTGGGCCGCGCGCGCGGATCTGGCCGAGACCGAACGCGCCGCGGCGGGCCAGATCGGGGCGGTGCGCGCCGCGCGCTTCACCCTGCGCCGCTCGGCCCTGGCCGAGGGCCCGGCCCGGACCCTCAGTGCCGCCGACCGGCTCCGGGACGAGGGAATGATCTGGAACATCACCGGCGTCACCGAACGCGGCCGCTGGGTCGACGTCTCGGCCGTCAGCAATGGCCGGAAGGAGGAGGCATGAGCAAGCAACCCGTCTCGGTCGATGGCCTGGCCGACCTGGAAAAGATGATGGTGGAGCATCTGCCCAAATCGACCGGCCGGGGCGTGCTGCGCCGGGTGGGCAAGTCGGCGCTGGGGATCTTCGTCGAGCGCGCCCGCGATCTCGCACCGCGCGCCAGCGGCGATCTGGCCGAGAGCCTCGCGGTCTCGACCCGGCTCGACCCCAAACAGCGCCGCGATCACCGCAAGCTCGTGCGCGACGACAAGGCGGCGGTCGAGATCTTCGGCGGCGCCGCGGCGCTCCCCCATGCCCATCTGGTCGAGTTCGGCAGCGTCGAGCGGCATCTGGAAAGCGGCGGCTCGACCGGCACCATGCCAGCCCAGCCCTTCATGCGCCCGGCCTGGGACGCGACCCGCGAGGCGGTGCTGGCCGGTATCGCCAAGGGGCTCGGGCACGAGATCGCGAAGACCGTGGCCCGCCGCGCGAAGCGGCTGGCGAAGAGGGCCGGGAAGGGGGGCGGCCGATGAGCTTCAAGGCCGACCTGACCGATCTCTTGCTGAGCGATCCGGGGCTCGCGGATCTGGTCGGCGCACGCATCACCTGGGGCCGCCGCGCGCCCGGCGAGGGGCTGCCCGCGCTGGTGCTGCTGCGGGTCGGCGCGACACGCGACTATCACATGAAGGGGGTCGGCGCGCTGCGGCGCACCCGGATCCAGGCCGAGATCCTGGCCACCACGCTGGCCGAGGCGGGCGAGGTCGAGGCGCGTCTGATCGCCCGGCTCGACGGGGTCCGCGGCCCCCATGGCGGCACCGATTTCCGCGGCATCTTCGTCGAGGCCCTGCGCGACGGGCTCGACACCGACCGGGACGGCAGCGGGATCCACCGGATCCTGGCCGACCTGATCATCCATCACAGGGTTCACAACGAGGAGAATGAGAGATGAGCGAGGCGGATATCGCCTGGGGCTATGGCGTGGAAGTGGCCGAGGACGCCGCCGCCACGACCTTCCTGGAGCTGGCCGAGGTCAAGTCGGTGGCCCTGCCCGACCAGCAGCGCGACGAACATGAGGCGACCCATATGAAGTCGCCGAACCGGACCAAGGAGTTCCGCCCGGGGCTGCTCGATCCGGGCGAATGCTCGGTCACCATGAACTGGATCGAAGGCTCGGCCACCGACAATCTGCTGATCGGGCTGAAGGCCAGCGGCAATGTGCGCCAGATCCGGGTGACCTTCCCGGGCGGCACGGCCTGGACCTTCGAGGGCTGGCTCAAATCCTACGTGCCCCCCGCTACCGTGGGTGAGTTCCAGGAGGTCTCCGCGAGCTTCCGGGTCACCGGCAGCCTGTCCATCACCGGCATGGGGGGCTGATCCATGGCCAATCCGATGAAGGGCGAGGTCGATATCGAGGCCTGCGGCGAACAGCTCCGGCTGATCCTGAGCTTCAATGCCATTGCCGAGCTGGAAGAAGAGGCGGGCCAGACGCTCGCCGAGGCGATGGCCGCGCTCGAGGCGGGCTCGGTGCGGATCATGCGGCTCATTCTCTGGGCGGCGATGCGCGATCACCGCCCCGGGACCACCCTGCGCCAGGCGGGCGCGGTCGACTGATCCGGTGCATGACCGCAGCGCTGACGCTGATCCTGCTGGCCGGTCTCGCGCTGACCCTCCCGGCGACCCCGGCCGCGGCCATGCCGCCGGTGGTGGCGGCCCTTGGCGCCGCGGCGGGCGGCTGGATGGCCGGACTGACCGCGACCGCCATCATGGGCCAGGCCGCGCTTGCGGCCGTCCTGACCGGCATCCAGATGGCGATGGCGAAGAAGCCGAAGGCGAAGACCCGCGACGAGATCACGCTCAACCGGATCCAGCCGGTCACCACGGGCCGGATCCTCTATGGCGAGCGCATGCTCGGGGGTTCCATCGTCGCCCGCGCCACCACCGAGGCCGGGGGCAAGCCGCATCGCCGCTATCACTCGATCATGCCACTGGCCTGCCACGAGATCGACGGCGCGGTCGAGATCTGGCTGGGCGAGACCCTGGTCTGGACCGAGGCGAAATACCGCCGCGATGAAGCCGCGGGCAGCGGCGATCCCTATCACTGGGGCCAGGTCGGAAGCGATTACAAAGGCCGCGTCCGGCTCCGCGTCCACAATGGCGGCGAGGATCAGGCGGCCGAGGCCCGCTATGTCGCGGCCGCCCGCGAATGGACCGAGGCGCATCGGCTGCGCGGCGTGGCCTATGTCTATTTCGAGGCCGATTACGACCGCGATCTCTTCCCCAGCGGCGCGCCCCAGATCCGGGTCCGCGCCCGCGGCAAGCGCGTCTTCGATCCGCGCGACGGCCAGGTCAAATACAGCACCAACCCCGCGCTCTGCCTGCGCGATTACATGCTGACGCCGCAGCTCCGGGGCGGGCCGGGCTGGCGCCCCGGGGATCTCGACGAGGACACGATCCTGGCCCTGGCCAACCTCGCCGAGGAACAGGTGCCGCTGGCCTCGGGCAGGACCGAGGACCGCTATGCCTTCAACGGCGTGCTCGAGACCGAGGCCACCGCGGCCGAGAACCTCAACGATCTGTCCTCCTCCTGGGGCGGCTGGTGGACCTGCGAGCGCGGCCGCCTGACCGTCGGGGGCGCGGCCTGGGAGGAGCCCGCCTTCACCGTCACCGAGGACATGCTGGTCGGCGGGATCCAGGTCACCGCCCGCAAGCCCTTCGAGGAGCAGTTCAACACCGTGAAGGCGCAATATGCCGATCCGGAGAACGAGCATGTCGTGACCGATCTGCCGGTGCTGGACAGCGCCACCTATATCGCGGCCGACAATGGCGAGCCGCTGGTGCTCGACATGGGCGAGCTGCCGGGCGAGACCGGCTTTGCCCGCGGCCAGCGGCTGATGAAGCTGGCACTGCTGAAGGGCCGCCGCCAGAAGCAGGTCACGCTGCCCTGTTCGCTTGCCGCCTGGCCGGTGCGGCTGGGCGACACTATCCGGGTCTCGCTGCCGCGCCGGGGCTGGACGGCCAAGACCTTCGAGGTCACCGGCCGCACCGTCCATATCGGCGAGGACGGGGTCCGCGTCACGCTGAGCTGCATCGAGACCGGCCCCGCAATCTTCGACTGGCGGACCTCGGAGGAGACGCCCAAGCCCGCGGGCGGGATCCCGACGCTGCCCTCGCCGACCGCAAAACCGGTGGTGAGCGCGCCGACCATGACCGAGGCGCTTTACGAGACCCGCGGCGGCGGCGGGGTCAAGACCCGGGTCCGGCTGGCGGCCACCACCGACAATCCCTTCATTGACGCCTGGCAGTTCGCCTGGCGCCCGGTCTCGGCCCCCGAGCCCACGCTGCGCGGGCTCACCGATACGCCCGAGGACATGATCGACGACGTGGCGCCCGGCCCCTATGCCTTCGGCGTGCGCGGCCGCAATGCGCGCGGCATCTGGTCGGACTGGGCCTGGGCAGGCGCCACTGCCGTGCAGGGCGAGAACGCCCCGCCGGGCGCCATCACCGGGCTTTCGGTGCAGGCCTCGGGCGGCGCGGTCGCGATGCTGCGCTGGGACCGGCATCCCTCGCTCGACGTGCGCCAGGGCGGCCGGATCGAGTTCCGCCACGCGACCGCGCAGGCGGGTGCCAGCTGGCAGAGCTCGACCGGCATCGGCAAATCGGTCTCGGGCGGGGTCACCGAGGCGACCCTGCCGCTCAAATCCGGCACCTATCTGGCTCGGCCCTATGACGCGATGGGCACGCCCGGCCCGGTCTCGGGGATCGCGGTCCGCGCCGCCTCGATCATCCCGACCACGACCGTCGCCACCCTGGCCGAGGCGCCGGGCTTCGCGGGGGCGGCAGAGGGCTGCCACGCGGCGGGCGGCGTGCTGGCGATGGCACCGGGCGAGACCCGCGCGCGCTATGCCTTCGCGGGCCGGATCGATCTGGGCGCGGTCCAGCCGGTGCGGCTGATCTCGGATATCGAGCTGCTGATCTCGGAGGCCCGGGACCTGTTCTGGCAGCCCTCCGGCACGGCGATGTGGACGCCGCCCGATGCGCGGCTCTGGCTCGGCTCGACGGATGCCTATGGCGATGTCGATCTGCAGGTCTCGGTTACCGATGACGCCCCCGACGCCGCCCGCTGGGGGCCCTGGCAGAGCTTCGATGCCGCCGACTACTCGGGCCGGGCCTTCCGCTTCCGCGCGGTCCTGGGCGTCGAGAGCCCCGATTACACCATCGGCATCACGGGCCTGACCGTGACCGCCCTCCAGGCCGCATGAGGATGACATGACCCAAGCCACCTATCTGCTCGACACCGGCCATACCAAGGCCCAGGCCTTCGCCATGCTGCAGGGCGTGCTTTCCGCGATCCAGAGCGGCAATGCCGGGGCCACCCCGCCCGCCGAGACGGCGGCCGGCATGCTCTGGGTCGATACCGACGCCCGCGCCCTGAAGATGCGCAATGTCCCGAACAATGGCTGGATCACGCTGGGCTCCTTCGCCTCCGGCAGCTTCGTTCCGGCCGGGGTGAACCAGCTGACCGAGGCCCAGGCGAAGGATGCGTTTTCCGACATCTACGGCGCGGTGACCGGGGCGATCCTGCGCGCCGCGATCCTGGCCCACGCCCCCGACGCTGTGATCCCGGGCTGGCACCCTTTCGACATGGTCCGGCCCGGCGACGGCGCCACCGGCCTGATCTGGAGCTACGACAAGGCAGGCAGCATCCAGAACGTGGAGACGCCCGAGTTCGAGGACGGATACGAATATGCGCTGGTCTTCGAGGCCGTCGCCACCAACAAGACCACCTCCACACTGCAGATCTCGGTGCGGCCCGAGGTCACCGGCACCTGGTCGCCCTTCACGTCCTTCCCCGGGGCGGGCTTCCGCAGGGATGACGTCTGTTCCGGCATGCTGCGGCTGCCCATGCCGCGCCAGCCCCGGCTGGTCCATGGCTGCATCTGGGACGCGCCGCTGAAGGCCGGGATGGAGGATCTTGCCGTCCCGACCGGCGCCCCCGAGGCCTCGGCGCTGAGTGCCGTCCGGGTCCGCTGGGCCGAGGGCGGACGCATCAACGAGGTCTTCCGCACCGGCCGCGTCCGCCTGTTCAGGCGCCGCGAACACCTCACCGGCTGATCTGCCCTCCCATGACGAGGCCCGCCATGACCGTCACCAACACCGCGCGCGCCCATCCGCCGGAGGCCCCATGCAGGAACTGACCACGCAGATCCGGGACTGGTGGGCGGTGATGCTCTCGCTGCTCGGGCTGGCCGTCTGGTCGGTACGGCTCGAGGCCCGGGCGCGGACCAATACCGCCGCGCTCGACCGCGAGACCGCCCGGCTCGCCGAGGAGATCCGCGCCCTCGAGGCCCGCTGGCAGCGGCAGCGCGCCGAAGATCTCGCCGCCCGCCAGCGCGACCGCGAGGAGACCAACGCGCTGCTGCGCGAGCTTCGCGCCGACATCAAGACCGTCCTGCAGCGCGTCCCGCGCTGAGCTATTCCCCCGAAAGGAGCCCCAAATGCACCTCGTGCCCCACTGGCGCGCGCTGATCCGGCGCGCCTGGTCGATCCGTCTCATCCTGATCGCGGGCCTGCTCTCGGGCTGTGAGGCCGGGCTCTCGCTCGCCTCGCCCGATCTGCTGGGCATCCCGCGCGGCCTCTTTGCCGGGCTGTCGGCGCTGGTGACCGCGGCCGCCTTCGCCGCCCGGCTGATCGCCCAGAGGATGGAGTGAACCGATGCGCAGGATCCTGAAACGCGGCGCCGCCGCCACCGCCCTCGCGCTCAGCTTCGTCGGTGGCAATGAGGGCCTGAAGACAGAGGCCTATCTCGACATCGTCGGCATGCCGACCGTCTGCTTCGGCGAGACCCGGGGCGTCGCGCTCGGCGACAGCTACACGCCCGCCGAGTGCCGGGCGATGTTCGCCGGGAGGCTCGCGGAGTTCGAGGCCGGGCTCGACCGGCTGATCGCGGATCCCGTCGAGGACCTGATCCCGGCCCGGAGCTATGTGGGCATTTTGGACTGGGCCTATAATGTCGGGCTCGGCGCGGCTGCGCGCTCGACCCTGATCCGCAAGCTCAATGCGGGCGATCTGCGCGGCGCCTGCGACGAGCTTCCGCGCTGGCGCTTCGCGGGCGGCAAGGGCATTCGCGGCCTCCTGATCCGCCGCAACAAGGCCCGGCAGCTCTGTCATGAGGGGCTCGACGGCGTTCCGGCCGACGTGCCGTTTCGCTGGGACGGCGCATGAGGGCGCTCCTCGCGGCGCTGCTGCTGGCCGGATGCGGCGGGCTGCCCGTGCCGCTCGGGCCAAACGTCGCCGCCAACGTCCAGGCCGGGGCCGAAAACGTCCAGGGCCAGAAGGTCGAAAACGCGCCTTCCATCCTTCGGCCCCGCGCCCGCGAGATCCGCCAGGAGCAATCCGAGAACCGCCTCCGCGCCGACCGCGTCGAGACCGTCATCGTCAATGTCATTCCGCCCTGGATCGTGCTGGTCGCCCTGATCGGATGGATCGCCCCCTCGCCCGGCGAGATCGGGCGGCGGATCGGCGAAGCGGTCAGGGGAAGGCGATCATGAGAAATACAACCATAAGGCGAGTTATCTATAATACAGACAACCTTTGGTTAGGGTATCCGCTATAACAACGGAACTGGCCAGGCAAGGGCCCACTAAACTTATCAAAGAACTGAAACTAAATTAGACCCTCGCAGGCCCAACGCCCGCGGGGGTCGCCCCGTTCTCGCGTGCCCGCTTGGGGGTGCCACCCTTTCCTTCTCTCACGCAACTGAATTCCCCCCGCTTACGGGCGGGGGCAAGGCGGTGTTGTAGCACCGCCTCACCACGCAGCCTGCGTCAACAGAAGCTGCGCCGACACCCGAGAGGGAATCTGTCGCCCGGCTCTCGCGAGAGCGGGCGGACCTAGAACAGGTTCCTGACATGAACGAAATGCGAAAAACCGTCCCCGCAACCCCCGTCGCCCCGTGGATGGGCGGCAAGAAGGCCCTCAACCGGCGGATCATCGAGCGGATCGAGGCGATCCCGCACCGCACCTATGTCGAGCCCTTCCTCGGCATGGGCGGGGTCTTCCTGCGCCGAAGCTGGCGCCCGCGTCTGGAGGTGGCGAACGACCTGAACGGCGAGATCACCAATCTCTTCCGCGTGTTGCAGCGCCATTATCCCCAGCTGATGGAGGTGATGCGCTTCCAGATCACCTCGCGCCGCGAGTTCGAGCGGCTCCGCGCCTGCGATCCGGCCACGCTGACCGATCTGGAACGTGCCGCGCGCTTCCTCTATCTGCAGCGGCTGGCCTTCGGCGGGCAGCTCCGCGGGGTTTTCGGCATATCGCCGAACAGTGGGCCTCTGTTCAGCCTGGCCAAGATCGGCCCGCTGCTCGACGCCGCTCATACCCGGCTCGACGGCGTGGTCTTCGAGAACCTGCCCTGGCAGGACGTGCTGGCCCGCTATGATGGCCCGCAGGCGCTGTTCTATCTCGATCCGCCCTATTGGGGCGGCGAGGACGATTACGGCAAGGGGCTCTTCGACCGCGACCAGTTCGCCGAGCTGGCCGAGCGCCTGGGCCGGATCGAGGGCGCCTTCGTGCTGTCGATCAACGACCGGCCCGAGATCCGCGATCTGTTCGGCGCCTTCGTAATCGAGGAGGTGCGGCTGAATTACTCGGTCTCGAAGAGCGGCGCGACCGCCGCGCGGGAGTTGATCATCGCCAATCGCGAGGTCAGGGTGGGGCTCGTATGAGTTCCCCCGGCCCGGTCGGCGTTTAACCGGATCTTGGGGCGCCCGGTAAAAGGTCCGTCCCATGCGCCGTCTCCTGTCCCTGCTGCTGCTGAGCCTGACGCTCCTGACCTGCGCGCCGGTCGCGCAGGCGCCGCAGGGCGTTGCACCGGCCGCGCCCTACACCCGCGCGGCCTTCGGCTCGGGCTGGACGGATCCGGACGGCAACTGCCTCGACACCCGCGCCGAGCTGCTGGCGGCTCTCTCCACCGTGCCGGTGCGGCTCGCGCCCTCGGGCTGCTCGGTGCGCCACGGCCGCTGGTTCGCACCGTATACCGGGCAGGTGATCACCGAGGCGGGCGATCTCGACATCGATCACATCGTGCCGCTGCGCTATGCGTGGGGCCACGGTGCCGCCAGCTGGTCGGCCCAGAAGCGCGCCCGCTTCGCCCGCGATCCCGTCAACCTGCTGCCCGTCAGCGCCTCCGCGAACCGCTCGAAAGGCGCGCGTGGGCCGCTGGACTGGTTGCCGCCGGATCCGGGCTTCCGCTGTCAGTATGTGCTGCGGTTCCGGCGGATCGCCGCGAGCTACGGCCTGGTGCAGTCCGCTGCCGAGGAACGGGATCTGGTGGCGCTGACCGGGCGGGTGTGTGGGGCATGAAGGGCGGGGAGCGGACGCTCGGGGTTGTCGCAGGGCATCGCGCGTGCATCCTCGAAGCAGACGTTCACCGGACGTGCTGTCGCTGGAGCGTGCAGGCAGACATTTGCAGGTGCGCTATTGGCTTTCGGAGCAGGACTTCATCCGCGAGAAGCTCACACCAAGTACCTCACTTTCCAAGAATACCTAGGTCAAAGCCAACGTTGCATAAGACTCGGCCAGTGAAAGTTAAGCCCGGCAGTGACAACAAGACGAAGCCCGCTGCGTAGAATACAAGGACCATGTAAACGATACCACGCAAGGTGTGTCTGTTCTGCACATTGTAAAAGCTTCGTAGGATGTCGATCTTGATCTGGTTGTCATCATCCTTTTTAAGAGCATCCGAGGCTGTCTTAAGACTCTTATCTCGACTTAACCATGGCGCCCTCCGGCCGAAGGACGACGCCACCTGCGGTCTCTTCGATTTAATTGTCACGTACATCGAGCGTAGATTTCTTGCCGAAACGTTTTCAATTGTTTCAACGACATACTCATTTATGCCCTTAGCGCCCTTGATGACTCCGGGCGCAAATGCACGGTAAAGAATTGTGCCAAATCCGAGAAACAATAAGCCGATGTAAACAATGTTTAAGCGCATGGAGAACTCGAACCACGGCGCGCAAGTACCTGGTTGCGCCTGTTGGTTCAGCAATCCCCCGAGGCCACCCAAATACTCTTCTATCTGTGAGTGGTACAGGATCATATATCCCACAAACGGCGTGCTCATCGTTAAAGAAGCTGGCACGCTCTGACCGAACCCCCTTAGCAGATGCCAGTTTATGAGCCTGTAACGCCAAGTTTCAGGCTCCCAAGACTCCTGAACTGCTCGCCGTTCGGACATCAGCACCTCATAGTTACGCGTTCGAAAGGCGCAAAGTACGGTTCTGGTGGGTGTAGAAGTCGCCCACGGTTATCTCTGGAACGTCTAACTCAGGCGCAATCATCGACGTAGCAATAATCATCTGGTTGGGTGATTTTGACGAAGACGATTTATTGTAAAGAAGTCTCTGGAAGTTTTTGCTTCTATCCGGCTCCATTCCTTTGTCCTCAACCGTGTCCATCAATAGAAAACGAGGGTGAGAGAAGGATGCCTGATTGGCGGCAGCAACGGCAAACGACGCAATAAAGCTGTTGCGAAGGTAGGCCATCGAGCTCGCGGAAAAGAAAGACTCTCCATTGACGCTTATTCTATCGCCATCGAAATCGAAATCGACAGTGTCCGCATTCTTGAATGTGGACTGCCGCTCCAAGTCATTTCTCAGAAATTCCAGGACCTCGAGTTCAATATATCTTCTTGCCTTGGAAATCTGGTCGCGGTCGCGCCTCTCCGTGGTTTCGATTATTGATCGGGCGTCATCAATCTTGCGTTGCAGTGCATCGCGCTGTCTTTGCGCCTCTTTTAATTCCGCAACAGCAGACTTGCGAGCCGCCAGCTCTTCGAGCTTCCGTTGAGCGTAGCCAACCTCCCGGTTAAGAGAACGAAGTCTTGTTCTGAGCTCCGTCGTTGGACTTCGGAGCGAGACTGTATAGTGTCTACCAGCTTGCTCCCACAGCTCAGTAACTTTAGTCAGTTGTGTCTTTAGGTCCGAAATTCGGCGCTGCCTGTCAGCCTGAAGGTCAATAGAACTTTGTCTTTGCCGAGCATACTCATTTATCAAGCGCAACGCGCGCTCCTTAACATGGCTCTGATCGGAAGCTTGCTTGCAGAGAGAGCAAGCGCCTTCAACTTCCGAGCCATGGATCGGCGCGAAGCAAGCAGGGCAGAACTCGAATTGTAGAGAGTTCAACTCATCAACGACCATCTTGGATTCATGGAGGGCATCCAGCTTCTTCGTCAACGACGCGATAAATTCAACCGAGTCGGAGGCCTCTAGCTCAAGAAAATCAAGCTCCTCTTTTATCTTTCCAATATCAGCCTGGAGGGATTTCACTCTCGCATACGTGGCTTCTTGGTCGTTCAAAGAAAGCCGGTCCTCAAATTGAGCGGAGAATACTTGCTCCTCCGTTTTTTCGATCTGGCCGTTTAGATCGTCCAGTTCTTTTTGAAGCGTCCGATATTCCTCATTTAACCAATCTTCAGTCAAAGGGTGACCTTCGCGCCCGTGAATCCTAATTAAAGTCTTAATCCGCGCGCTTACATCCTTCATCTCAGCTTCGTAGGCCTTCAAGTTTAACTTCGCGGCGTAGTACTCTTCACTAAAGGCGCCAAGAAGCAAGTGCCCTACAGTCTGCCGGGTGATCGCATCGTCAAATGGCTGGCTGCGAAATATTTTTTCGACCGAGCTAAGCTGATCGGAGTAGAGGAGCCGCAAAACTTGGTTAATTGTAATCTTTGTATTCGCTTCTCCGTATTGCACTTCTGGCAAGCCAAGAAGGCGAAACATCACCTGGGAAAAACTTTCAGATTTGCCCCTCCTGAAAGAGTATCTTTCCCACCCAGAGGCGCCACTCTTTAACGCCTCGTCACTTGGGCCAAAGAAGATGCGCATGGGTTGGGACGACTTTTGTTCAACGTCCCGCTGTAGAGTAACGTCTTTTCCGTTTAGTTTTACGCCCATTGTGACAGTGTCGCAGAGCAGCGCGGACTCTCTCCACTGGTGATCCAATAGATCGCCACCTAAGCCGAAGAAAATGAAATCCATGATTGTGGATTTGCCTGAGCTATTTTCTCCACGAATTATATTAAGTCCACTATGAAAAGTTTCCGAGAATACCGTGTTGCCACGGCGAAAAATCGACAAATCGACAACTTCTAAATTAGGGCTATACAACGTCATAGCTGAACTCCCCAAGCCCGGTACGTGCAAAGAGGCCATCGCTTCCGGTTTGGCCTATTTGCGGAAGGGATACCGCCAAGAAACTCAATAAATCTGGAGTTTTGTCGACAGCATTTTCGACGGCACGCCATAACTCAGCGGGCACGCCTGACCGCTTTAGCTTTAAGACTTCTGAGGAAACATCCAGCAACTCAATCATATCAGCACCTGCAAGAGCACTCATCGCTGTTGACTGGATCAATTCCATTCTTTCGAAAATAACCCGGGCATTCGGAAATTGATCGTAGCTGGTTTTTGGGTATTTTCTTACAAGGCGATTTCGTGTGCGAGCAAAGCCCTGAATATTCCGAGGTGCGCGAACGTCTGCAAGCATCCACGGAAAGCAATAAAAGAAATCGGCCACCCGCGCCGCTTTTGCGGGTATTCTGCCTTCGTCTGCGGAGGCAAGGAGAACAAGAAACCTGAAAACTGTATGGTACGGGTCGTACGCAGGTGTGTATGATATAGAAAACACTAGTTCCACCTGACGTAGCATCTATCTGCAAGCCAATAAATCATTCCTCTGACGTGCGCATGGTTGATGGTGAAGTGTTCAAATCCTGCACCCATATCATTCAAGGTGGGTTGTAGAATTTTATCCTCGATAATTTGGTCAATTTCCTGACGATCAAGAGATGAAGCGTGCGGAATGATGTTATTTTCAAACACATCATTTATGCGAGCCAGAAACAAAGCGAAAATTTTTTGCGCTGATGGATAGTGTTGCATTTTCGCCAATAGTTTCGCGAATAGTTCTTTCTTGGCCTGAGCTCCCTCGACTTGGTCGTGACGCTCTGCTGCTTCTAGTTTTGCCTCCAAGCCGATCAAACCTCCTGCGCTACGTCTATCTTGAAACATCTGGAGGTCATCAATGAAATCAGAGACATACGCGTCACCGTCGGAAATTTCCTTGTCGAGGCGCGCAAGAAGCCCAGTCACCTGCGATAACTCTGACACTGTTCACGCCCTACCGCATTTGGCGGCATCTCCGGCTGCGTGTGCTCGTCCTTGTGTTGGGTTCATAGTATCGAAGTTGCACTTTGCTTCTAGCATGTGTGTTGGTCGCAGCCGATCCCTTCGGCGTAGCCTTGTATCTTGTCTCTCACGCGATTGGGCGCTTTGTAAACTTCATATGCATGTCTGTATGTTCGTGGACCTTTACTGAGCGTCCGAGAAGCGCCACCAGCGTCCCTAGTTGAGAGCTGTTCCGTGTGTGAAGCGGAAGTCCCCTTCTCCGATTCGTCAATTGGTGATCGCAGTAGGCGGCGAATGGCCGCAAGCGGCAGGGAGCGCCCGAGCGGGCGCCGAGGCGCTCCGGCGCGAGCTCGATCTCCAGCGTGGCCATGGGCCGCTCCTGAGTGATCGACCAGGCGTGGACATGATGGGCGCGGGCCAAGCCGGAGCATTCG